CATGCTTGAAAGTGGCCCATGCCTACGACCTCGCCTTTCATGCTTTTAAAGACCAGGGCAGGTTAATTTGTTTACTTTTGGGCGCTGATTACAACAGTGGGATTGTTTATAATGATCGTGTCGTGAGTATGGACGTGAAGGCAGCCAGCCAGGCTACAGAGTAGTAAAACGATCAACGCTCGACGCATTGGCGGCCTCGATGTAGGAAAAGAGCTCCTGGCAGTGCTTATAGCCGCCGTGTCTCCGCACCGTATTTTTGCAGTTCACTACGAAAAGACCGTCAGAGGCCAGGACGAAACTCGGGTTTTCCGGGCCGGTGAGCCCAAGGGCATGATCCCATTCCGCTGCAGAATACGCTATTTTCAACACCGGATCCCGCCGTGAGTGCATGATGTATATGTTTTCACAGGCCAGATTTTTCCGGAAAAATTCCTCTCCAGGCTCAAGGCACTCGTTGTCACATGCCGGCGCCGTGGCGTAATAATTCCTGATCCCTACAGGGCACCCGCGCAGGGCCTTCATCGTTACTCGTCCGCCGAGGGAATGGCTCATAATATCAATGGACGCCGTATGCTCAGAAATGTCTTCTATGAGCTTCCTGAGTCTGAGAGCTGCTGCGTTTGCCCGAGCCTTAGCCGACAACCACTCAAAGCCGTGATCGCCACCTGGCCACGAAAATCCAAGCACCATGTCATACAATGTCATACAATGTTGAACAATCGTGCTGTAGGCGTCATACATCTCATCGAACTCGTTGTTGTACCCGTGGACCAGGAGCAGGATCTTCTTTCCTGAAAGTTTGGTCATCAAGTCATTGCCGTCGATAAATACCTGGCCCCATGGGTCGCCGTTGAGCTCCTTGGCCATATAGTAACGGCTCTGAGAAAACCTGTCCGGGTCCGTAAATTTGTCGCGTGTCGATATGATGATCATTTCGTCGCCTTTTCAATCAAATCTCTTTTACTGCAATGGGGGCATGTGGCTTCTTTGAGCGCCCCAGGGTCATAGCAGACAACCGACCACCACATGCCGCAGCAGCCACATTTAAAATGGTACGATTGCTCGATGCAGACCCTGTGAGCCATGTCAATCCACCCTAATCGCCTCCGCACCGCACTCATCACAGGTTCCTATTATTGATCCCGTGCCGCCTATGATTTCGAAATGGTGCCAGCAGGTTTTGCATAGATAATGGAACGCCATATTAATTAATAACACTCCGAAATAGTAAGGTGAAATGCCTCGCCGACACCGACGGCCTCGGCAAAGCGTTTGAGTGTGGCGCCGGAATTGAGCACAGCCCGGTCGCCCTTGAGCTTGTCGGGATGAGAGCCGACCAGGATACAGCCCTCGGTATCTTGCACCTTGTTGCCAGCATGAAAGAGGATCCCCGTGCGGCCGGGGACATCCATAACCTGGAAGGTCTGGCCATGTTTGGCGGAAAGATACGGCCTGCAGGTGTATTGTTTTGGGTGGATAGAGGATCGATTAAGCTCGTTAAGCCTGTCCGGAGGCTCCAGGGTAAAGCAGAAAACCTCCTTCTGGATCTTGAGGATCCCGATGGTGCCCTGGTCAGATTCCTCCAGGCGAAGAAGCTCGACTATTTTCATTTGCCGTTTCCATTACCGGCCAGTTTCACCGCCAAATCGGTAACAGCCTTATTCATCTCAACCTGATAGCCCCGCAGCTCCTTCAAGACGCTAACCAGGACCTTATGTTCGTCACGGTTCGCTTGTTGTACTTTTTCCATCAAACACTTTAATGACGTGACATCTTTCCCGCTTGACTCCATATTCAGGGTACACATTTCCTTGCTCACCAGTCCGCTGCCAACTTTAGTCTCCAGGGCTTTAATCGCTTTTTCCATTGCCTCAAGCCGTGCGTTCCGCTCGCGGTCTAATTTATTGATCAGCCACCAAACAAACCCACCACCACCAGCCGCGCCAACGACACCACTGGCCCCAGTTACAACATCTACAGGCATCACGCCTCTCCTTTTCTAAGCAACATTTTTAATTTTTATCACCTTGTCAAAATTCCTCGGGCTCGTCTTAATGACAATCGGCTTACTCAAGCCAAGGATATAATCAACGGCAAGCTCTTTCATGATCGGCACATAGCCCATGTCAGCGAGAATCTTTTTGCCGGTATCGAAATATTCCTTGCTGCCGACAATCACTGACTTCTCGCCCCGAAATTGCCACTAGGCCTGAAAGCCGATGTTTTCTCCACCACGCCAGCCCCCACCAGGAGATACGTTGCGTCACGGAAGCCTGTCGGCTTGCTGCTTCCAGCCCATGCCCCACTAGAGTCATGGCAATCAGCCCTCGCGGTAAACTTAACAACGCCTGGATCAAAATCAAAAACACATGAAAGTATATTGTTGTCGTCATCAGTTTTGGAGCAGATAACAAAATTATTTGCGGAAATAACAACATTGACGGTAGTGCAAGCCCCAGACCAATCCGCACCATCATTCCATGTAAACGTCAGATCCCAGGTCTCGGCCGAGGAAGTCGCCGGGATCAAAAAGAATAAAAAGAATAAAAAAAATAAAAAGAAGCGCCTTACCATGTCGCCAGGCCAGCTCTGAGCCATGTGCTTTCCGCCACACAGACATACATATAAGAGGAATCGTAGGCCCATGTCCCGGCCGTACACATATCGGACGCTGACGCTGGAACCGAGACAACCTTGGCGGCGGTAATCCATGACAATATTTTTCCTCCGTTTGTGGCCATTACCTGGTTTGCTGTTCCATCGGTGTTGGGCATGACAAACAGGGCGTCAGCCGCAAGGGATGACGGTGCCTTCCATCCCACAACGTTGTTGCCGTTGTCAGGGTCTTCAGATGCGTATATTTCACCTGTCTGCCCAGATAACGGCGGGGAAAGAGTGAGCGAATCCGCTGTTAAGGCCGTAAACACTCCTGTGCCAGGGGTTACAGACCCTATAGGCCCTGGAGAGTTCAGGTCAAAAGAGTTGGCGGCCACAAGGGTCACCGCCGAGCCGTCGTGAAAATACAAATTGCCGTCATCAGTATCTATGCAGAAGCCGTTGGTAATGCCGCTGCAGTCGGCAAGATAGACAATCTCATCAGCACCACCACCGCCTGTGCCAACCGTCTGAGAAATAAATGTGCCGTCTGTCTTTCTGGCCTTCAGCTCAAACTCGTTATTTGCTTCATCGAGCCATAGCGACCACTGGCCCCAATAAAAATCGTCATCGGCCGGGGCGGATGGATGGGCATAAAACTGGAGGCCGTCATCTCGCGCCACCATCATTCTTTTCAACCTTGGAGTCCCGGCGTCGTCATAAAAATAACGGACGGTAAATCGCGCGTCTGTCAATGTTGAATTGCTTGAGCCATAATCCACAACAGCCCACCCACGATAGAGCGTATCGGCGTCAAGATTTGAGATTAACTGTAGCCGAGGGGCATTTGTGTCAGCAGCAACACCGGCCAGAATGGACAATCTTGAGTCCGGATCTTCTGTTGACAACCAGCCATATCCTCCGCCATCGGGTTTGACTGCGAGTATTTCAACAACGGTTGAATTAGCGTGGGCATACAGCTTGCCGTCGTCAGTATCTACGCAAAAACCGCTTGTAATGCCGCCACATTGAGATTGGTAGACAACCTCGTCGACTCCGTTAGAAGAAAACGATCCATCTCCGCGCAAAGAACTGTCACCCAATCCATTAAAATTGATTTTTGTTGCCCTCAGCGGACCCACCTTAGACGCGTCGTATGTCAATATATAGTCACTTGCTGTGGCTGGCAGCCCATGATCAAGGAAACTTGACATCTCAGCCCCGAACGCAAAACGCGGCAGCAGGAAAAACAATACTATCAGCCAGTTCATGATGACACCTTTTTGAGGTTTTTCACCCGGAACGTCACCTGTTTTTTAAACGGGATATTGTTCCCTAATGTTATCGAGTTATACGTCCCCTCCAAAACCAGATGCCGCTCCTCAAACCCATTACCTGCAGACACTATCTGCAAATCGTTACCGGCCAGCACAACCACCTGAGAGGCTGCTGGTGAAGCGATAACAACATTCTCTCTGCTATTTATTGGGGTTTCAGCGTCATCAACCAGGCTCCATTTTAAAGATGCAGGGGTTGCCGCTGAACCATCCGTGTCAGTAAAATCGAACTGGATGCCTCGAGCTCCCTGCTCCGGGAAAGGCGCCAATATTTGATGTGTTGGGTCAGCAGCAGCCATTATTTATACTCCGTCTGGAACATCGTAAGTAAAGGCAGACATGGAAACAGTATCGCCTGCACCGATTGTGAGTGATGACAACTCAATCGTTCCGCCGCCTCCAGTTGCCGAGACATCGCACTCAAAAACGGTCGCATCTGCCGAAGTGGCGATCCGGGCATGCCCTATGACACCCCCTGTGGCGTTTGTGTCACTGCTGATGGGGCCGAAAGTAAGCAGCCCGTCGACAACGGACGCAGTGCAAGGGTCACTAAATGTCAACGTTGCGACTTCTGTCCCGGCAGCAGCGCTGTCGGGGTCTGTATTCTGCGAACCAGTCCTGAACTGGATGATACCGGCTCCAGGCCCTGCATCGATTGCGTTTGCGACTGCTATCGCCTGCGCTGTTGTTAAAGATGTAACTAATCTTACTGGCATGACAAATCTCCTTATATTTCTGTGACTTCAACTCCAGGGGCTAAAACAGCCACCCCTATCCCTAATGACAATACTGACACCTCGGCCTTCAGCCGCCCAACTATGCTGGCATAGCGGCCAATCGCCGTCTGCACTTCCTGCACTGCCGCTGCCGTTGCTGTATGGTTTATAAATCCAATACCCTCTGCAACCTGCATGGCCTGGGCGGCAGCACCAAGACTTTCTGCCAGATTATTATCAACAGAGCATTCCCCGGCAACTACCTGCAGGTGTTGAGCAACGGCACAGGATATGTTCCTGCCTATTTTGCCAAGGCCCGCGATTGTCTGCCATGCTTGGGCAACAGCGCCAGTTGCTGTTTTCGGTGCTGTGCTCTTTTCTGCCTCGCCAGACAGGACAGGTAAGGCTTGAGTGGCCGCCCCTAAACTTTTCCTGATCAAAGCTGTCGTTACAGCAAGAGATTGAACAGGTTGCCCCGCTGCACTTGCGCCTGTTATTTCACGTTCGACGGTGCCCGTTGCAACCTGCGGCGCTTGAGAAATAACGCCGACGGAAACAAAGCCCTCAAAGCCTGTCGCCACCTGCACTGCCTGTGTTGCACTGCCGATCGCATTTTTAGCAACCACCCCGGCGGCACTGGCAGCTTGAATGGATTGAGACACCACCACCGCATAGACGGCCTCTCGCAAACCAGCAGCACTCGCAGTTTGCAGGACCTGGCCGCCATCGCCTACCACCGAAATGGAGAGAATACCTGTACCAGATGCTGACTGAATGGCTGGACCAACAGTTACCGGCTCCCCTTCAACCGTGACCACCTCACCTTCGACAGTCAGGTACTCCATGACTCCCGCATAGCCTGCGGCCGTTACTTCTCGCTCGCCGAGAGCAATCCCACCCTGAAGCGGCTGGCCAACGGCCCCATGGGCCTCTCGGCTGACAACGCCTGCCGCAGATGCCGCCTGAAAAGCCTGGGTTGCAAAGCCAGCGGATTTTCTCGTGATAGTGACAAGGCCGGACCCCGACTGGCCATCTTGGGTGGCAAACCCAGTTAAATCACGAGTAATGATCCCTGCCGCCACAGCGGATGAAGCGTCCTGGGTTACAACTGCTCCCCCAACTACCTCACGCAAGGAAACCCCGGATGCTTGTTGCGAGGGCTGTGAAAGAGCGCCTGTTGCATAGCCCGGCGCAAGCTGTAAAACAATAGAATCTATCGTAGTTGAAGAAGAAACACTATCTATTACAAGCGAGTCTCCTTCACCATAATAGAAACCGTACTCTACAAGCGGGTCATAGAAATCGTCCCACGTATAGCCGTCACTGTCGAAGAATTTATACATCAGTTATTATGCCGTAGGATCAAGCAATTCGATATCAAACGCGGGGGAATCCCAGGTCTGTGAAGTTGTAACCGCCTGGCTTGTCACGGTTGTTGCTGCCAGCAAGGTTGTCCCGTCAGTTAAGACAGCAGAAGTAATCGTGCCGTCAGCAGTCGGAGTCATGCCTGTCTGTGCACCCACTGTGAGCTTTCTTCCAGATGTGTCTCCATCAGCCACAACATAGTCGCCGTTACCATCACCGGCAGTCAGTGTCGCATTTGCGAGAGTAACCGCTGCAATTCCAGCATGGTTAGCCGGTTGTGTTGAGCAAAAATGCAGTGCTGTGCAAGTTGCTATCTTGTCTAATGCCGCGTCATAAACATCATTGTGTAATTCTTTAGCCATTGTGTTGCTCCTTGTTGTTTTTTTGGCATTCAGTGCCATTTGTTATACATGTTGGCAAGGGCAGAAAAACCGGCAAAGATATCTTCACCATCTCTACATCGCCACCAAAATTTCTTAAACAGTCTTTTTGTCCGTAAATAATAACCTTAACCCCACATAGTCGCGCCGCTGCATAGCACATCGGGCATGGCTCCAAAGTGGTTATAATAGTGTGTGCCCTTTCTCCAGCCATTGATAAAGCTTCAATTTCAGCGTGGGCCAGCTTGCCTTTTGAGGTAATGCGGTTACGACCTTCCCCAACAACTTCACCCCCGGCACTAAGAACGATAGCACCAATGGCCAGATCGCCAACAGCGTAAGCATCTAACGCCAGAGAACAGGCTTTTTCTATATACTGGGCGGTCATGCTATCACAATGTCATCATAGGTTTCAGGGGTGCCGGCGTTTCTATGCTCAGATGCCCTCTTTAATGTAGCAGACCCCCCACGATGTTTCAGGGTCGCCAATTGACCACCCCTCTGAATACTCGGCGTGGTATCCATTTTCTTAACTGACCCCTCGGCTTTTACAGTGATAACAACACTGCTGTCATACGGGGTTGTGTCCCAAGTGAAGACCCCAGGCCCTCCCCGATAAATCAGGTCACTGTCAGCATACACATAGATACTGCTGATATCCATAGCACTGAAGGCATCTACCTCGACAAGCACTGTCCCGGTCAGGGTCAATGTGGCACCGCCGGGGGCAATAGTTTCAGTCACATTACCACTGTATTCATTCGTGTCCCACTCACTCCAAAAATCACTTGGTGCTGTTTTCGGGTCACCGTGAAACTTAATGTAAGTGAAAATCTCCTCGCTGTTTGCTGGGAGAGTGGCCTTTACCTTCAAGCACATCTTTAATGCCGATATGGGCCCGCCGATAGTCGGGTAGAAATCTTTCCAATAAGCCCATGAAGGATGAGTGTATGATTCCTTGGCAATACGTTTTATGTCATTATTGGTCAGCGCCGGATTCAACGACCAAGCTTGCCCACATATAGCTGCCACTAATGGTGTTGCAAAAGAGTTTCCATTCCAATGCACTATACCAGGACTAACCTGATCATTAGCAACATAACTTGGATCAGCAACGAGATAATGGTCTTTTGCCCAACTCAAGACGTCAACACCAGCCCCCCACGGTGTCGCAGGACCAAACAGGCCGTTTGGGCTATAGGCTTCCCCCCCATATTCATCCCATGAACTAAAATCATACGGGTCGGTCCAGAATCTGTTTTCAAAATCACAAATTTCATTACTCTGGTTTAAGCCTGAAACAGTTAGAGTCTTCTCAAGCATAAATGGGAATGTGTATGAATTTTGCAAGTCGCCGTTGAAATTCATTACGCTGATTCTATTGGCTTTTGCCCGGTTGAACTCAACTATACCGTTTTGTTTATAATGCGTGGTTTGCTCATGCGCCCTGAGTTCGTTGAACATTTTTGACCCTGGAAGCCAGGGAGACTTATAACGCGCGCTAAGTGGATTACTGTAAGGTTTCCACCAGCAAGGCACCTGGATATTAGAGTTTGAACAGGATGCCACAAGAAGGACCCCGTCATCCCATATGCTATCATACAAATCTTTCCAATATTTATACGATGCCCCCCCTGGAAACATCCCAATTCCCCAGCCCCAACTCATCGTCACAATATTAACATTTAGGGCTGTAACGAGACTATCTAAAGAGGCAGCGCAAAGAAAAGCATTCCAGACATACCCCTCTTGATACTCTGCCGTTATCGGATTTACCCCTGCGACATACTCTACCCCAGTAGCGCTTATCACATAAAGATCTGGAGCAGCCCCTGCTACACCCCAATTATTCCCATGCAAGCCAGCGACAACTCCAAGACATGCTATGCCGTGGGTATCTATGTTTGTATATTCGTTCAGGCTTGACCCGACCCCATTAATATTATCAAATTTGGCGTCAACCTGGGTATCAAGATCGGTAAGGTTGGCAGTGCCATCATCCATGCCTGAATCAAGAACAGCCAAGCGGATATCAGTTGATCCTTTGGTTATCTGCCAAGCCCTAATAACATCGCTGTTTTTTAAATAGTATTGCTCATCTATGTAGGGGTCATTCGGTAGGGTTGCTGGGTGATAGGCAAAAAACTCAACCTTATGGTCAAACCACGCCGCCTCTACTAAGGGGTCAGCATTGTAAGCCGCCAGAATTGTGTCAGCTTCAGCCTCAGAAACTTTTACACAACAAGAAGGCACACGAAGAATTATTCGACTTACTCTTTCTCCGCCGCATCTTGCAACAACAGAATCATGGTCGATATCTTTTGATTTGAACCTGATAACTATCCGTGATTTTATAATATCAGTTTGTGTACTCATTAAGCCCAAACCCCCTTGCCTAGCGTGTATCCTTTTAATCCATAATTCTTGGCTATTTTGTAGGCCCTGCCGAGGGCAAAAGTTCGCATGGTCCTTAGAAAATGGTATTCTTTCGCCTGAACATCAGTGACCATTTGGTGGTGGCAATAAACTCTGCCTCCTTTCAGGAACCCACTCTGTAAAGTAACTGGCACAACGTAGCTATATTCGGCAATTTCGTTGTATTCGCAAAAATGTACGTCATATTCTTCGTCATCCTTCACATATACCGATCTCGTGTGGCGTGCTAACTGTGCAGTAAATGCCTCCTCACACCCAAGTGACAAGAGATAGGCGATCAAGCCGTGAGCGTCGCCAGATTGAACCACAACAATGTCTATGTCATTTACTGGCTCACCAGTCAGACAGGACAAAACGGCCCCACCAACGACATAACATCCAAACGGCAACAATGTGCTCAAGGAAATCACGTTTGCCGGGTCATATGAGGCAGACAACGATCTAATCATCACGCCCACCACTCAATCTCATCAATGTAGACGTACCCAGCACCTGAGAGTCTAAACTCCAGAGTGGCGGCGGCAAACGCTGTAATAGGGATGGATGCTTGTTGCCATGAGAGGGTCATGTCGGTCACGGTGTCAAACTGAGTGCCGTTTTTCTTAATGGTTATTGTATTACCGGGCTGCCCATAGTGCCAAAATTTGAGCGTTCCCGCGCTCTCGGAGACGCCAGACAATCGGACCTCGCAATACCCAGAACCATATGTTGCATCACTCAGCAGCTTTAACCCTCTTGTTCCGACATAATTAGCCAAGGAGGCAAGAATGCGTGATTCATCTCCGCCGACCTTTGACAAGGCGTAGCCACTTTCTGATGTGCCGGAAGCAGTCCCTGTAAATATTGCTGCTGTGTATCCCTCAAATCCTTCACGGTTTTGAAGTGTCTGTTGTGGAACCTGCTCAGTTATTGCAACAGGACCTTCAACAGTTGTGGAACATGCTATGTCAGCTATGGTGAGAGATCCCCCCTTGAAAACTAAGGTTACCCCCTCTATGGTCGTGCTGCTTGCCATGTCGGCTATAACAAAATCACCACCACCGAAAACCATCGTGAGTGGTCCCTCTATGGTCGTGCTACTTGCCATATCCGCTATTGTAAACTCTCCACTTGACGCTTCGGTCATGGTCGGGGTTTCCAGGGTTGTTGCTACGGCTATACTAGCAACAGTAAGAACTCCGCCGGTTATGGTAAGATTAAGGCTGCCGTCTATAGTTGTAACGACACCCATATCAGCTATGCTCAACACACCACTGGCTTGTGTCAAGACCACCGGATCAATCGTTGAGGCACTGGATATGTCAGCCATAACAAAAGCTGTTCCTGATTCAGCCATTGTTATCGGCCCATCAATCGTTACCGTTGTGGCCATTGAATCAACAGATACCGTGCCGCCTGCAAAGACAATTGTTATCTGGTCAATTGTTGTGTTGCTTACCATATCCGCAACAGCCAAAATGCCGCCGCCTTCTTGCATTGTCAGAGTATCAACAGTAACTGTGCCTGTTATCGCATCAATAAATAAACTATTATTTGTGAGAGTGATTGTGTCAATTAATGTCGAAATAGAAAGAGAACTAACTACCTCAGTGATATCGTTCCAGATAATAAAGTCGGGGTTGACCTCACAATCATTTTTGTACCAATCTATTTTTGTTTGAGTCGCACTACTAGGATTCCCACTACCGTCACTATCCCCACTAACGACAAACGTAAAACCTTTGTCCGCTTGATATAAAGCTCTAACGATATCGGCGGCACCTGTGGCCGGAATATACGGTCCTTTAATAATCCAGCGCCCTGATACGAGGTCGGGGTTGATGACAGCATCAGGCTGGATAACATTAACGCCGTCATGTATTTCTGTAGACAGGCTGTCCCAAATATAAGTATAGGAGCCAAGCTCAGATACAACGATAGCAGCATCACCATTATCAATAGTCCACACAGGCAATGCCTCGGAAAGGTCGCCGATGTAAACGCCATCAAGTGCGCCGACTCCGCCGCCTGTTAATGATGACCTCCATATTATTTTAGCCATTGCTACCTCGTTATCAGTCGTTTAATTGCGTTATTCAATGCTGACACCATCAAGGATATATGCCCCGCTGGAATTGCCATTAACATCATAGGTTCTAACTCGTATTTTATATACAGTGCCTGTCCGGATATACTCGTGTCCTACAACGACCGGAAGCGGCTGCTCGTAAGTATCAAAATACCTGTCGCCCCAGTAGACGACGAACTTGGAAACATCATCCGGCATGATGGCCGCCAGCAGGACATCAGCCCCATCAACATGGGCGGACAAAAGAGGTTCGTCAGGCCACATTTCACATGGCACAGGTTTATAACATTGGGCGCATGAGGTGGTGGCCATAAGCAGTGCTGTCATAAGTATAAAAAGTTGCTTTTTCATAATGCTCCTTACCCTGTGGTGTTATCTAGCTTTCTGCTATCAACTATCTAAACTCGTCCGCTATCGTAACAGCAGTAGATCTCGCTGTTATTTTAGCCAACTCAGCCTCTTTTTCTGCCTTATGGGCAACATATGTATTCCTGATGAAATCCCTGATTATCTGTTTAGCAAACTGCGCCTTGGATTGTGGGTTTGGTATTTCATCTGGAACCAACTTTCCTGATGTATTAGTGTCAGGGACCATTGCCGGATACCTATGTTTAACTGCAAAGGCTTCAACTACCTCGTCGATGTATTCATTCGGTATTGTAAATGATAAAACTGCCATTATTTTATTCTCTTATTACCAAGTTGTTGTGAAATCCATTGCAACACGTCCCCAACGTGTTCCATTATGGACATAAAAATACCCGCCACCCCATGCTATCTGCCCGTTTACTCCTGCGGAGTTATAGGATGCTGGCGGAGAGTAGGTGATAACTACGTTATCTGTAAATATGGTTCTAACTCTATAATCAGTTGACCCTATGTCATGGGCACCATCAGTGTTAGGAAGAAAAGCTCCATCATGATTCATTACCCATTTAACTGTACGACCAGTGGTATCGTTCTCTGTGGTATGAAAAACAAGACGTGCCCCCTTTGCTGTTGCTGTCCAGTTTTGGGACGCTGCCAACTGAATTCCGGTGTGCCAGTTAGTTCCATAATCGGTGTCATCGTGCCCCCATCCTTTTATTGATAAAAGAATTTCACCACTATGAACTCCGTACGGACTTGTTGCCCTTGACGCATATCCTTCAATGATAGGATGGACTGTTATATCGTCACTTCTGACAGTGCTTCGTATCAGGCCATCTGTGAGTATGTTCTCATCGAACTGCGCATCACCATCGTCTATATGAAGTCCAGTACCGTGTGTGGCTGACCCATATATTGCGATTCCCCCTACTGCGCCGCCCCCTTGCAGCCCAGCCACCCCTTTGCCTATGCCTGTGAAGCCTACAACAGCGTTACCATATGTGTTAAACCCCTCAACACCTCCAGTATAGTAATCGTAGGAGGATATTGAACCGTATATCGCACTATCTCCACCGGAATACGCTCGCACTGCATTCCCATCGTAATTGTAGGCCTTGATAGTTGCTAAGTTGGAGTTGTTTCTTGCGGATATACAGTGTCGAATAAAATCATTTGCTCCAAGACCTAGTACAGTAAGGTCCCCACGAGTATTGTCCATTCCTATCGTACAGAGGTCTACGATAGTCCCGTCTCCTTCATCACCAAAAAAGTGGGCATGATTGTCAGCAGTAGAGACAACAAAACGCTTGCCACTTGCTGCTGTCTGGATGGTGGAGCCTGTTATGGTTCCGGCCTGAATATCGTCGGCTGATTGGTTTTCGTTTAAGACTGTGAGGTCTGTGAGTGGCGTTGTCCCGTCTTCAGCGGTGACATCTGTTGAAATGCTCACAGGGGTCGGCGTTGCAAAAGCTGGGCTTGCTTGTCCCCGGGACGCCGACTGGTTGCCATATGCGTCAACAGAACCAAACCAATAGTAATATGCTGTCCCCGCAACAACATTCGTGTCTCTCAGTGTGACGATATTGTACGAATGGCCATGCTCAACAGGGAGTGTATAGTACGGGGCTCCGCCCGGAAACGATGCAGACGTGGCCCGCCATATCTCGATGGCGGAAATACTTGGGTCATTTGGCGGGTCAACTCTAGCAAAAACAACGAGTTTCCCAGCGTTCAGAGTTATGTCGGCTGTCTCTGGGGCTGCCGGTGTAATCGTCTTCCCAACCACAGTATGCAACAATTCATCTGTTCTAACGGTTGGCCTGCTGTTCCAGATAACAGAATAAGCCCGGATATCATACTCTTGACCGACCGCGACCTCTGGCAAAAACACAGTGTTCGGAAGCCCTTCGACCGTGACACGCCTCTCGACATTATCAACTGATGAGGTGTCTCTATACGCAACCGTTACAGCCCTGATTCTACTGGCATACAAACTATATGCCGACCATGAAAAACTCACAGCGATCCGTGCCGTCATCGTCCCGTCGGTGTTTGTGAGCATGGCCGCGTCACCGGAAAAAACCCCCGAGATAATGGGAGGACCGAGTTCGCTGGCTACGTCTTGAGGTCGTTGGATTTTTGTGTCAAAGGCAGGGATAGTTCCCGAGTCGGCAGTATGAACAGCAGGTGCTGCATCAACCACGGATATTTTAGCCGTCATATCGCCTTGAGGGATAATTGACTTGACAATCATCTCCACGGTTTCGGTCAACCGTTCGCCAAATGTGGCCAGGTCGCCAACCTGAATCCCCGAGGTCGCCTGGTCAACCGGAGTTGAAAGCTCAACAATGTTGACATCGCTGGCCCCAGGATTCTCAACATTATGATATGATGATGTCATGTTATTAAGCCGGACTCTGACACAATAGTCAGTAGCCGCCTCAAAGGTGCAGATCTCATCTAGGGTAATATGAGTAATATTTGAGCCTGATAGGGTCACTGATTTAATCCGGCCCGATGAAATATTGTTTTTCCAGTTCGGGACGTCATGGCTGACAACGACCAAATCACCCCGAGTGCAAACAAGATACTCAATGTCAGTATTGAAAGAATGGACTTCAGGCCGGAGCTGGACCGTGGCTATGTGATATCTGGTCAGCTTGTAAACTTGGGTAGGGTTCGTTGTTCCATGCAGTTCAAGTTCTTCAAACTCGGTGGCATTAGCTACAGTGTACCCATCAGCATACACCGTCCTTTCATCTTGCCGGTAATCCTCAAGTTCATTTGCAAACCTGACTCGGAAAGCGTGGGGCGTCTCATAGAACGCCTTGGTTGATGAAAAGCCGAAAGAGTTACGGGGTGTGAAATGTTGGATTGGTGTTGTTCTGGGCTTATCCTGGACCACTGAGAACTTGCCGTCAAAATAACCAGGGGCGGCTTTACCGGCGGCGGCGATCTCGGTAAGGATATCATTAACGGACGACTGATAGTCGATGACTTTGTTGTACTGCAACCCTGGAACAATGACTGAGGCCGCTGTCGGCATCGAAGACGAGTCAAATGTCTCAGCGATATATGTTGCTGTGATGCGCACCTCATCAGTGGTTGAGCTATCAAGTACAATATGCTCCCCATTATAATTGGTGGTATTAATAATATTGATATGAGTTCCGGAGGGGATACCGTGCGCTGTCACAGGGATGCCGACAACCCCGCCAGTTCTGTCAACAGATACACCAAGGTCATTTATTATGTGCCTGGTGTCGAGGCATCTGATATGCCAATCTTCCAACTCGTCAAGATCAACTTTAGCGTCGGCAACCGCCTTGTTGTTTGCTGACCCCTGCAACACATAACGGTATAAATCGGCAGGGTTACTCGACCGCACATCGGTTTCCCACACATCATCTACGCTATTATAGCGGGTTATGCTGGTATTGGTAGCCAGACAATTGAAGGCATCCACCACACCGTTAAGCTGGCCGGTTGATTTTATCCGCATCTCTATTGCGGTAACATTGTCAACGGCAATAGGTGCAACTGTCAGTTTTTCAGATTTTAAACTGTTCCAGTAAAATTCATCCTGGATATAATCTGACGTGCTGTCAGCCGTAACCCGCCGCACCCGGATATCATAAGACCCAGGAGTTGCGAAGTGAAAAGGAAAGCTCAACCTCAAGGTGTCGTTTGAGTTTGCTGTGGCAAATGTCTCAAGTTTAAGTGTTCCTGCTGATACCGTAACTGCTAAAGATGGAGGACTGGTCTGGGTAACAACAAAATCGTTTACCGGATCACCAAAGGCTGTGTTTGTTCCCCTTTTATCCGTAATGGTTGGCGTGGTATCGCCTGTCGTCAGGGTTACTTCTGCCAGAACATGCACTTGGTCAGGCGGGGTTCTGATAACAGTATGTCCAAAAAAGGTAGTAGTTCTTCCAACATTTGAATAAACCACCCCTGTGGCCTTATCTATGCCGATGGTATACGTGTTTGTTTGCGGATAAAAAGTCTGGCCACAGTCTTGGTACTCATCACAATGGTTGTCTTGCCAATAGCCATCAGGCACTACAAGTACATTAGAATCTTGTGCTGATATAGAGACAAAATCATTGCCAACAGACCAAGAACCTGACACCATATCTGTTCCGGTAGGGGCGTACTGGATTTCAAAATCAACGGTTCGATTGAGCTTATCCCCAGCACTATTCCTTTGCACCAATCCTTGCGGAAACACCAGATCGACCACAGCAACCTCGGTATCGGCAGCTGTGGTCCTGACTTCCCAAAAGTAGTTCTTACAATAGTCGGTTGCCGAAAAAGTCTCAGCAACAAAGGAGCCATTGTCTATAACTATCTGGCTCGCTGTTGTCTCCGGCTGCACCTCAAATGTGCCATTATAGTTTGTGGTGCCGTATATCTCGATAATGTCGCCACTCACCAAGCCGTGCAGGGTGGAGTTGATACCGACCAGACCGCCGCCTAAATCAACAGCGGCTTGAGCCAGAAAATTGATCTCATCATTATCATTTGCCATCAAAATCGACAAAGATTCCTGGGTTATATCGGTCTTGAACAGCTCCAGTGTTTCGCCGGGGTAAACCACATTGTATTCAACGTCAGTGAAATTATCTATGGCCGTATCACCAATGCGAAGATCCCCGATCTCAATCTTATCGTGGCCAAGCAAAAAGATCTGGCGAAGGTAAAGGTCATTGCCTACCACTTCAGTAATCGGTTCTGCTCCGTGAGGCGGTGTTATCCTGGCCGTGCCGAGAACAACAGGAACAGGCCCATACGGATTATAGGGATTGTTGCCCCCAGCGATAGATGGGCTTATTTTTGCCGTATCCTCCGAACCGGAGAGCTTGTCCATTTTCGGCATCGGCGGCGGGGCAATGGCGTTGACAGCCATCATGCCGACCATGGAGACACCGGCGGCGAACATGGCCCCCTTGAATGTCCCGGCTATGCCAACCGCATACGGGGCATAGATAGACAGTGCAACAACGGCAATGGTCAAAATGAGGTTAAGCGGATTTGAGTCGTCGCCACCTGCCGGGATAATCCTGAAAACCACCAGATCGTCGGCCTTGGGGATAATCGACGACCACAGATACCGAGCAACAGGCTCACCGTTCAGCCAGACATGAGCGTTTAGGCAGTCCGTCAAGACAACATGATTTGCCTGGAGGATCTCGGCGATTGTCTTGCCGACAGCAATCTCCACAGCAAACCGCTTGCTTGACAGGATGTCGGTGCATCCCGTTATTTTAACAGTGTCAGGCAAGTTCTGCATGGCGGTATATTCCCATAATCCTTTTAGTCCAGGCGATACGGTTAAACTTATCAAGACAGGCACAGGTGGTCTTCTGAATGTGGATCATCCACTGCCTGTCAACAACAACCCCGACATGAGGGTTGATACTTCTCAAAACAAGGATATCGCCGGGCTTTTCCTTGCCTTTTTCAATTTGTAGCCAATGAGCTGATTCATCCAGCATGACATCGTGCAACTCGGCAGGGTCGAACCTCTCCGCATAGTGCAGAGATGGCAGGTCTATTCCAAATTCCTCTTTATAAATCAGCCGCGCCAATCCCCAACAATCGCAACCGTCAGCGTCACGACCAAGAGGCTTAAACGGCATCCCTATATATTTCGCGACATCCATCAGAACAGCCCAGGGAAGTTTGACGGGGTCAACCGGGTGCCGGGGAACGGCTCGTTGATGAAATGGTCAAGAACCAGATTCGCCGTCACCGTCAGGGCGTCATACGTGATATTCGATAATTTAAAATCCGAAAACTCGGCATGGACAGTATCAGGGTCACTTCCCAAAACAACTTGAATCGTTGCAGTCGGTGGAGTTGAGATAGACCGAATCGCCACCACGATATCACGATGGACATTGTCAATAATCAGCTTGCCGGACGAGAAACCCTTTTCAGGGTCATCAGGCAATGTGAGGTGAAACGGGTACGGCAAAAAGGTGTTGCTGTTGCTCGTTGTCGTGACGGCGTCTGTGGTTACCCTGATTGGCGTGGCAAGGTCGGCATGGTCAATCGTCAGCAGAAGGAGAATCGCCTCATTTGTCTCCTGGCCGGCCAGAGCCGCCAGCATATTTGAACCCATACTCCTCATGGCAGCTGCTCCAGATTGAGATCAACCATATAATAATCACCAGACACATGGCGATAGACAGGCTCAGAGACAAAGCGGTAATTGACAACGGCGCCGGTTCGCGGATTTTTCCAGGTCCACTGGTCGGCGCCGCCATTGGTTGTGGTCACATAAAAAGTGTCGAGGGTTGCCACCTGGGCCGTCCTCATTCTCTGGCGGGCCGTGAACTGTCGCACGCCGGCGGTATGGCGCCGCCGCACCTTGGCCGGCCCGGCGTCCATCTCGGTGCGGATAAGGGTGTTCGGCGGCTTCTCGCTATAATTTTCCGAGAGCACGTTTTGCGGGAGTGTCCCAGGCCAGTTTGCCATTTATCGCCTCGCCAATGCCGGCGACAATCCAAAGGTGTTCTGGATTGCCTTGAAGGTTGCGCCAAAATTCGTCACGCCGGAGGCTGCCGCCTGGTCGATCATCACGTCAAGCTGCATCCCGCCATTGGCGGTCTTGGTCTGGGTGGCCGATACCTCGGCGCCGGCGTTGTTATTGATGTTGATTATGACATCGCCGCCGCCAATCTTATTGTTGGGGGTAATGCTGCCACTTACCCCCATGTGAAGAAGCTCCGGACCCTGCTCGCCGATGAGATAGGTCTGACCGGCTGAAACAGGACCGCCGGCCGCCCTCGGCTGCCACCCGCCAGAAGACAACAACCCAGGCTGTGGCGGCCCAGCGACACCAGCCGGCAGCATTTCACCAAAGAGCCCTCCCGTAATGCCGCCGACCAGCGGCCGAATAACCATAACCCGCATGATCTCGTTAAGGACATCACGCAGGATGTCGGTGGCCAGGTCGCCGAAACCAGACACACCGCGTGACATATTGTCAAAGGCTGTCATGAACCCGGATTCCAGGCGGCCGGAAACTGTTTCGGAGATGGTCTGGACCTGGAGAAGGCCGTGTGCCATACCGGCAAAGGTAGCCTTGGACGTTTTGCCAAGGGCGGCCAGTCGATCTTCCCGCGCCTTCCAGAGATCATTAATCCGCTGCATCTCCTGCGGGTCGGTGAGGGTGTAAAACGAATCGAGGCCGGCGATCTCTTCGTCGGTCATGGAGAAGGGGGTGGCGGCGGCATGGCTGCCGTAGTTCTTATCGTAGCCTATGGGGTCGGCGCCAACATAATTCCGGGCCGAGGCCATTGCCGGCTGAGACGTCACCGGATTTCTGGAGTGGCCCATGGGCGGCTCGTACCCCTGGTTGACAAAGGGCCTGTTACCCAGCAGCGCATTGCCGAGGGCCACCTGGTCCTCCCAGAGGGGACCGAGGAGGGCTTTCAGATCTGCGACCATGGTGCCACCGGACTCGGCAAGGGCCCCGAAGGTTGCGAATTTGGCGCCAATCTTGTCGAGGTTGCTGTTGATCAAGGTTGTAACAGCGATTATGGCGCCGACCTGGCCGCCAAACAACATCCTGCCGACAATACCGTAGCCGGCCGCCGACACCACGCCGTCAGGCAGGGTCTTGTAAAAATCGTAGAGCCCGGAAACCTTCTCCTTGGTGTCGTCAATATATTCAGGCACCCGCTGGGCCAGGAGTTCGCCGTTGTTATCGATCCAGTCCTTGAGCTCGGCATTGACATCACCGAGGACGTCTTTCAGCGCTGTAAAGACCCCGGCATCCATGACCTGGCGCTGCAGCTCCTCGACATAGGACCTGGTGGCGGCGGTGAGCCCCTGCCAGGAGTCCATGTTCTTGCGGGCGGCGCCGCCGAAATCCCGGTCCAGGCCCTTGATGATGGCGGCAATGATATCCTCGATGGCGATTTTTGATTTCTGGATCTCCTCAACGGTCTTGCCGCCAAAGGCCTCGGCCAGATACTTCCTGGCGTTGATGCCGGCCTCGGACATCTGGTTGAGTTCTTCGGCCGACAGCTTGCCGAGGGTCTGCATCTGGCCCAGGGCCCGAGCTACCCGCGGCATGGCCTCCTCGCCAAAGATAGAGGCGACATCCACCAGGGTTTCAAGTTTCGCCATAGGGTCCTCAAGACCCATAGCCATCATCATGGCGAACGTGTCAACGGCCTTCCTGGTGTTGACCGGCATCTCAAGGGCCCAGGCGTTGATCTCTTCCAGGGTTTCCAGGCCGCGGCCCTTGGTCAGGGCATCGAGTTTCTTTTCAAGCTGTTCAAAGGAGGAGGCGGTGTCGATAAAGGACTTGGCGATCTGGAAACCGCCATAGGCGGCAAAGGCGCCAAACAGCCCGTTGACCGTGCCCTTGAGCTGCGACATGCTGCGGTTGAGGACCGAGGTCTGCCTGTCGACAATACCCAGGGCCTTCTGCATGGGGGCAGTGGCCTGGTCAACCATTTTCAGGGCTATGGATATGGCGGCGTCGTTTTGCATGAGGGGGCCTGATTTTTTTTATCTCTCACAGAGGCACAGAGTCCACAGAGGTTTTTTTGTTTTTCTCTGCGTCTCTGTGCCTCTGTGAGAATTTCACTTTCCTTATTCTTTTTCCCGGTGTTCCTGGTAGATGCCTTCCAGCAGCAGCACCTTTTCGAGATCGATGTCCGTGCCGCCTATGGCCGCCAGGACCGTGACAATCTCCGAGGCCATCATCTTGCCGGCCATGCCGTCCCGGCCGGAGAGGTGGCAGAGCTTCCAGGCCCGCCAGGCCGTTTCGTTGACCGGGGCGATCTGGCCAGGCAGCGTACAGGCATCACAGGGCGGGTCATCGCCCCAGTTTTGCCGGCAGGCCGGACAATCTTCAACGCGGCCTGGAACGAGATACCACTCGCCCCAGGCTGTCAGTTTTTTACAGACACCTCCCGCAGTGCCGCACCTTGCACATCCATCTCGGCAAGAACGTCCCTGGCAAAATCGGCGTTATGCTCATAGACGCCGGCCTTGGTCTCGGCGGTACACTCCAGAACCTTGCCGTCAAGCCCGCCGACGCCGGACCAGTCCCGCACCACCCGGGCAAACAGCTCCCGCGTCATGCCGTTGGCGTCAAAGCCGGGGATCACCTCGCCGCGCTTCGGCGGCAGGGTATATTTCTCCCGGAGCTTGGCGGCCTCGGTGGCCGACAACGGGGAGACGGTGACCGCGGCGTCGCCGACGGTGATGACAAATTCTGTTTTCTCGGTTCTGAGTCGCATGGTTTTCTGATAGTTTTAAGTATTAAGATTTAAGATTTAAGATTTATGTGAAAGTAATCGAAATCGAATCCTCGCCGCTGCTGCCCAGGACCTGGAAATTCATACCCAGGGCAATGGTCGGATCGGCGTCAGCGACCGTCGGCACCGACAACGACGCCACCGGCATGGCATAGGTCAGAATGGAGCCGCCGGTGTCACCGACCACGACATCCAGGGCCACGTCGTTGGTGTTGAGGCCGTCATGGAAATAGGCCAGATCATTTTCGCGGAAATAGACCCTCAGGTCACCGCTGATGGAGCGCTGCTTTTCGGCGTAGGCGGTCGGATAGTCGTCGGTGGAGATCTCATCCTCAAGATACTGCGGCATGTCGTCAACACTGAGGCTGAGAGACTGCAGCGGCGTGACCACGGTGTCAATCTTGGCATAGCCCTTGCGGTTCTCCAGGGCGGTGCCGACTGCCGAGGCCGTCGGCAGATAGCCGCGGATCACCGAGTCGTCATCCAGGGCCACTTCCAGGCCAGGGGTGATGGTCAGGGTTTCGGTCGTCGTGTTGACGGCGGTCACGGTATACCCGGCGGCGGTGTTGTTATAGACGGTGGAGCCCTCGACAAACTCAACACGGGCGCCAACAGTAAACTTTTTGGCATCGTCGACAACAATGGCGGTGGCACTGATCGACAGGGCGCCGTTAATGGCGTCGGTGCCGGCCCAGCCCAGCTGCATGAACTGGCCTGAAAAATCGAGCTGATGGCCGCCGGTGGCTGCCAGGGACGCCCGCAGCGCCCCGACCGTAGCGCCGCTGGCGAAAAAGACGGTATGGCCCTTTTTCATCCACAGCGAAAAGGCCGGCTTGTCCATAGCCAGGGTATACACCACACTGGTGGAGGCGTTGACCGTCTTGGTGCCTAGGAGGCATTCCATCAGGACATCCTCGCTGGGCGGTGTTCCGGCGGTGCCGGACGGCCTGGTATAGACCGGGAAAGACCAGTCGCCGGCCGGGGTCTTGTTCTGGAACCTGGCCAGAATATCCCTGGAGTTCTGGATCTCTTCCGAATTGGTAAAGGACGGCTGCTGGTTGATGGAGCCGTACCCGGCCGCGACAAGGACATCAGAGCCAGCAGGAAAGACCAGCGTTCCCGCCGTGGTTTCCTTCACTGCAAAGATCTGCTGCTCGCGTGAAATAGCAATAGCGTTATTCGCCATGACGTATCCTCCTAAAGGGTTTGTATATTCTGAAGCCGCCAGGCCTGGCCATACAAAAACCTGCCCATGGAGGCGGCGACAAGCGCTTCCTCGCCGGCAGGCTCCAGCAGCCCGGCGGCGGCAATTTCTGTTTCAGTAAGGGCGGCCTCGATTGTTTCGAGCAGGTCCATGGCCTGGCTGTCACCATCCTCGCTGGAGGTGGTCCGGCAGCCGACATAGACGTCAAAACGCAGGTCCGCAAAAACGGTGACGGCGCCAATCTCCTTCATGGCCTCGCTGACCTTGCCGGCATAGGCCACATAAACCGACGGCCACTTGTGTTCCTCGTTAAAGGCGGCATCCTCTCCGGACCAGGAGCCGACGGTCACCGTCGCCGGGACAGCGGCGGCGATGGCGGCGATAATGCCGGTGCGGATATCTTTGCGTGTGCTCATAAATCAAACCTTTTTTTTCTCACAGAGGCACAGAGCACACAGAGGTTTGTTTTTTTGTTTTTCTCTGTGGCCTCTGTGCCTCTGTGAGACCATTATGCGTTGCCCCATGTTGACCCCCAGTCGCGGTCCCAGCGCAGGCCGTTGATCTTGGTGGCGTACAGCTGCGTGATGTTTCTGATCGACCGCTGCCGCTGTTCAGCGAGGACAGGCTCGGCAAAGGGCCGCGGCTTGACACGGTGCCAGCCGGCACGAGGAATGGCCTTGTGCAGCCTGTTCCATTTGTTGAAGGCGCCCTTGGCGGTCTTCAACCGGCTGAAATGTTTAGCCCCAGGGTTCAAAACCTTCTTGGCGATCCAGCGCTGGGCCCGGGCCGTGATAAAAATCGAGTGGCCGGAGGCGTGGCGTTTGGCCGAGGCCTCAAAACTGCGGCTGATCGGCTGGAACCTGGCGCCCGGCAGCTTGCCGAGCAGGCCGACATGGGCGGTGAGGTGTTCGGCGTCGACATAGTAGCGGGAAAACCGGGCGACCCATGGTCCATAGCCGCCACCCTTGCGGATCAGCGGCGTCACCGGCGACACCGGCTTCCAGGAGCCCCGGCCCCAGCTCCGGGCATAGGGCTTGATACCTTGGGTGTTGAGACGATGGCCTTCGGCCCGCAGGGCGGCGACCATAGCCTTCTTATGAAACGGCGTAATGCGCCGGGCCAGGATGTCAAAAGACTTTTTTTCGACCTGGATGGCGAGGGTCATGAAGCACACCGTCTAGCTCTCACAGAGGCACAGAGTGCACAGAGAAAAATAAAAACAAACCTCTGTGGGCTCTGTGCCTCTGTGAGATAAAAATCCAAAATCACGGTATCAGCCTCGCGTTCTTGCGGACCACCAGGGTATACAACCCGGCCATGACGTTGTGCCTGATCTCGACCACTTCCCACTCTTCGTTGGCGGTCCACAGGTTGCGGATAACCACATCACCGCGCTGGGGCACGGTGAACAGGAAGTCATCAAAATCACTCTCGACAATCTCGCAGATCGAATCATCGGCAATGACATGCTCACTGACCAGGTCGTTGACCGTCAAGGGCCGGAACGTCACCCTGGTAGCGATCTGCGGCCCGTCATCACGCCGGTAGTGAGCTGCTTCGCCAAAATCGGCGGAGCTGAACACCACGGCGTTATCGTAGGCAATTTGGTCAGCGAGGGTCATTGTCAATTCTCACTTACCGTTATGCCCGGGCCAGCAGCACTTCAACGGTGGTTGTGGCGCCGGAGACAACCGCCTCCAGGGCGTAGCCAAACAGCGTCGCGGCGCTGTCAACATCACAGAAGGCCTCGCCGGCGGTGTAATACACCTTGTCGCCGACGGCCACAGCTGCATTAGCCGTGCCGTTGTGGCCTTTGACCGGGTAATCAAAAACAACGCCCGGCGGCAGCTCGACGGAACCGGCGGCGGCATTGGCGATATCTTCGAGACAGACACCGGCCAGGCCCTGGTCGCCGATCAACATCGGCTGGCCAGAGACGATATCAGCCCCAGAGCCGTTGGTGGCCTGCAGGACACTTCCTTTCCCTTGGATTCTATTAGTAGCCATTATGTACTCCTTGTATTTATAGCTTTAAGCTCTTAGCTGTTAGCTGTTAGCTGTTAGCTAAAGGCTAAGAGCTAACAGCTTGATTAATTATTACTCCCCGGCGTTCTTGTACAGACCTCTCCAGTCCATGGCCTTGGCGGCGCCGGTGATACGGCCCTTGAAGTCCAGGCTGTCGGTTGACCAGTCCATCCGCATATCGAGCTTCGGGGTGGTATTGCCGTTGAGGGTAAAGAGCTTGACGGTCATACCCTTGCGGGCCGCCAGATACCAGGCGGCTGCCGAAGCGGCGTCAAGGCGGGCCTCGTAAACCGGCTTGAGATACGACCAGGGGTTCATCCCCGGGCTGGCCGCTGACCCTGGAGCAATCGGGGTCGTGGTGGTCAACAGGTTGTCGACGGTGCCCTTGAGGGCCCATGGCGTCAGGATAAACTGCGGGATGATATTGAGATTCTGGACACCGGCGATATCCTTCTGGGTAGCCATGGCGGCGGCGGCGGTATTGAGGCCGGCAACAGCCGGGGCCGCCCCGGAGGCGGTGTAGTTGGCATGGTTGGCGGCATCCCATAAGGAGTTGCCGTCACCCATGGTCACGGCGCCGGTGAGCACAGCATAACAGAGATCGCCGAACTTGCGGCGGGCGGCGACACCGAGTTTTTCCTTGATATCAGACAGGGCGCCCAGGTCGTCATTGACCATGGCCTTCCTGGTGAACGGCACGATGATGCCGTAATCGGTGACAGCGACAGTCTCTTTGGCGTCGCTCATGGAGCCATACTTGTATTCGCCGCCCTCAGGATTCACCGCCACAAAAGACGGCGCCTCCGAGGCTCTGGCGAAAACATGGTCGCGGAAATCGTTGGTGCGGCCGGTGGTGTCAACCCAGGCATCATAGGTCTCGGTGGCGTTCTCAAACCCTTCGAGCATGGCCTTGTTGGCAACGTCGGCCAGGATGTTGTCAAAATCCGACGTCGACAGGGCCCTGGAGATGATCTCCATCTGGTCCAGGCCGCGGACCGACTGGCCAAAGAACAGACAACGGTTCTTGGCCAGCTCCAGCAGGTTCATGGTCTGGTACTCGGTCTCCCGGTCTTTAACCTTGTCAACCTGGATGCCGGAACGGATCATCAAGCCGTCGATGGCGGCGTCGCGGGATTTCTCCTTGTCTTCCTTGCCGACACTGATGCGGATCCCAGAGGTGAGGTCTTCGGGGCGGGCCGCGGCAATTCTATCCATGCAGCGCTTGTATGCCTCTTTGACGTCGGTGCCGTCCTGGATCATTTCCCGGCGAAGATCGGAAAAGTCGATCCCGGTCGAGGATGTCAACTTCTCGGTGACGCTTTCGATTTCGTCAGCCCGGGCCCGTTCGTGCTCGACAGTCATGCGCTCTTTGCGGAGCCTGTCTTCCCGGATTTTTTTAATTTCGTCATCGCTGTTTTTCTCTTCCTGGCGGCCTTTCAACAGTTCCGCAAAGGGGGAAATGGCCGTGGCAATGGCTTCAGCATTGGCAGCCCGCTGCTCGTCCAGCAACGCTCTCAATTCTTCAGGTGTCATGTCAAACTCCTTTATAGATTTTTCTTTGAGAATATCGTGATCATTATCTTTCGCGGCCCGGGCTTTGGCTTTCGGGTCCGCACCAATGGGGCAGCAGCTCACTTCCTTGATGGTCCAGGAGGTGACGACGTTGACAGGCCCTTTCCAGGTTCGGCCATCGATCTCGACTTTCTCCCCCTTCTTTACCCTTGTGACGGCGTTGTTCCTGTACCCTGCCGAGAAATCGGTCAGATGCCCTTCTTCGTATTTCGTCAGCGCCTCTTCGGCGGCTGGGACAGATGAGAAAATAGCGGTGCCGGCAACCAGGCCGACCTCGGTCTTTTTATTGCGGACCGAACCGAGCACCGTGGTCACCGAGTAGCGGTCATGGGTGTCAAGCAGCGGCACCTGTTTCGGCATGACCGCGCCCTTGGCCAGCAGGACCTCCGGCACATAGTCGCCGGACTCCCAGTCATACATGAGGACAGCGTCCTCGGTGGAGATGACGAATTCGAGACTCCGGGTCTCGCGGTTCAAGGTTTTCGGGCTGCCCGGCCGCAGGGAGGCGGCCCGGTAATTCAGATCGTTTTCATTTTTTCTTGCTGGCATTGGAGCCTCCTTCCGTGCCGTCGCCGTCGCCGGTTCCTGGTGCCACTTCGGCAGGGTTTGTTTTCAAGCCGCCCGGGGTGGACTCCGGCGGCGACAGATCGCGGTCCTTGAGCATCTCGCCCCATTCCTGGAACTCATCAAGGACCGTCTCCGGATCCTTGCCCTTGGAGATCAACACATCCTGGGGGCTCCTGGTGTAATTGGCCATGGAATCGTTCTCGGCCCGGCCCTCGCGGAGCGGATCCAGAAGGTCCATGCCGGGATCAACCCATACCGACCGCAGATAGGGCAGGGGGTTGGCAAAATAACCGGGCAGGGTCAGTTTGCCGGTGACCACGGCCCAGTCGAGGAATTCCCGGCGGACATTCTCGCAGAGCTGGCGAACCAGCCGGGAACGCCGGACGCCGATGGACTTGTTCATGTCGTTGCGGGAGATCCTGGCGGCGGTGTATTTGGCATCAGTGTAATTGCCGGACACCAGCTCATAGGTGACGCCGACAGTGGCGGCAAAGGTCTGCAGCATGAATTTGACAAAGGGGGCAAAGGCGTCGCCCGGCCGGTTATGGTTGGCGATATCGACCTTTTCGCCGCTATGCAGGAAATCGACCACGGCGTGGCCCATCTCCATGGTATATTTTGAGTTGCCGGCGGTGTCGGTATAGGTCGGCGAGGCAGCGGCCCCAAAGGCGGCCATGGTGGCCGCCGGATCGTTGGAGGTGATAAAGGCCAGCCAGCGAGCCGCCTTCTGGGCAGTGGAGATCTCGGCCTCCAGGTAGTCCCGGAGCTGGTGTGACAAGAGGATGGCCGGCGCCAGAGGCGTAACGCCGCGCAACTGACCGGGCCGCAGAGTCCGGAAACCGACAATGACCTGCTCGGCAGGAACGCGGAGCGGCTTGGCCCAGCGGTCATAGTCTTCAAAATGATAGGCCGCGGCCTGGCCGGTAACCGGATTATACTCGACGCCCTGGTGAATCTCATTGCCGGCCAGGGGCGTGGCGCCGTAGCCGGTTATGGTGTCGGCCTCCAGGACCATGAGCGACAAGGGCAGGAAGCTGTTTTTCCTGGCGGTCCGTTTTTTGATGATGACATACTCACCCTCGGCCCCGCATTCCTGGCGGGCGGCGAGCTGCTGGATCTCGTTAAAATGGAGGCGGCCTGATTCATCGGCCTGGTCGCACCAGAAATTCCAGGCGTCCTCGATCTGCTGGTTGACGGCCTTGGCCAGTTTGCCGGTGGCCGGATCCTTGACCCGGGCCTGGAGGGTGATGCCGTCACCGACCATAAAGTCGACAACCCGGTCAACGCCGGTGGCCATGGCAGGCATGTCTCGCATGAGCTGCCGGGCCCGGGCCCGCATGGTGGGCACCGAGTTGGCGATGATAGTGTTTATTTTGGAATCAACAGGCGACCAGGCCCCGGTGGACGGGCTGGTCTTGGCGGCAGCATACTGGCTGCGAATCTCGATCTTGGCTATGGCCTCGCGGGCCGCCAGCCGGTGGACCTTGGTGGCCGGCGAAAAGACACCAACCAGGTTATCAATGGCGGAGCCGATCATTACCAGGAGTCCCCCTGGCCGGTGGCGTTGACACGGCGTGACGCTGAACCGGAGGTGGCGCTCTCGGCATCCGCCAGAGGCTTGATCCTGGCGGCATAGTCAACCATTTCAGCCGGGGAGTTGAATTCAACAAGGGTGCCATCCGGCCGGCGGTACTGCTTGACCGCCGGGTCCCGGTTGGCAATGGCGTTGAGGAGTGTGGTGTAAAATGCGGTCCAGGTGGTAAAGTCGGCCATACTTTGTCCCATGGAAAGAGTCTGAAAAAGAGAGAATAGTCAGACTCCCTTGTACCATGGGGTTTTGGCGGTTTGTGCCTGTGCCGCTATTATGCCGTCATTATGCTGTGCTTGTGCCTGCTTGACAGGGGGTTGTTTTTGCGCGGTAAAAGAAACAGCCGCGCAAAAGATTGAGGATTGGGGATGGCGGATTTTGGATTGTTATGCTTCACCACAGAGAACACAGAGAGCACAGAGGTTTTTTTTGTTTTCCGCAATCCGCAATCCAATATCCAAAATCAAAACTATCGCCCCTTGATAGTCCGCAGCTCCGGAGCCTCTTCCGGCCGCATCCTCCGGGCCTCGGGGTGGCGGTTTTCCTGATGGCGGACGTGTTGCCACCAGGCGAAAACCTCGGTCTTGAAGACCCGCCAGCGACCGTTGGTGGTGCCGCCGCGAAACGGGTATTTCCGCAGGTAACGGGCCAGGGTCTCGACGTGCATGCCGAGCAGGGCGGCAACCTCCTGCTTGCTGGTCAAAAGCTCCTGGTTCACCAGAGCGGTGTTTTGCTGCTCTCCTGGCCCTGGCTTCTTGGCCGGGCCGGTTGCGGCTGCTGCCGGGCCTGCCTCGAGGCTGCCAGCTTGGCCAGCAGCCCCTGTTTTTCCAGTATCTCCAGCGCCACCAGCTGCAGCACCCCGCAATCCCATAGATGATTGTCCTGACTTCCCCGTAGTACCCATAGTCCTGTTTCCTCGTCCTTGATTTCTGCGGTGTACTGATAACAGTACCCGTCGTCCGTGTTGGTATGCAGTATCCAGGCCCCGGGATCGCTCACGTTGACCTGCAGCCTGCGGGCTAATGTATCCTTGTAAATCGTCGTATCAAAACTGACCAGGGTGACGCCGCCGGGAATAAGGCGGCCGGTACCTGGAAAGATGTCAATCTTCTTGGTGGTCATCGGCGTGATCTTCTTGTCCTGGCCCTTGGACGGCGCACAGAGCGGGAAGGTCCGGCAAAACTCATAGACCTCATCGGTGCGGTAGCCGGAGTCGACCAGGGCGAAGCGGACCCGGTATTCCGCCTGGGCCGCGGTGAAGTAGGGCACCGAGGCGACATTCTGCAGGGCGCCGAAATCGTCGGCCATCTGGTGCTCGTTGGCCACCAGCCCCTTGGCCAGGAAGCCGTGGCGGATAAGCTGTGACGTCCGGTCGCCGTCCCAGGCCCGCAGCTCATACCAGATGCCATACTTCTGGACATCGGCGGTCAACAGCAGGACCAGGGCCCAGGACGGCACCACGCCCTCGACGGCATGGTCGGCCTTCAGGGCCTGGATGGCCTCGACCCGGCGCTCCTTGCCGGCAAAAACCACCCAGGGCTCGGCCGCGTAATTGTTGCAGAAATCCTTGAGGGCGGTCTTGTCCTGCTGGCCCTTGAGAAAGCGGCCGGCACTCTCGGAGAGCGACACGAAGGGCGACAGCCAGGCCGGGATATGGAAGCCGATCTTTTTGGGCCGTTCGGCGCCCAGATAGACAAACAACGACCGGCCATCGTTCTTGGCCCGCCATTCGCCGTGACGCACCGCCCGGTCGCGCTGATGGTCCGACCAGGGCGCCTGGCAATGCTCGCACTCGTACCAGGCCAGCCGCTCATTCTCGATGATGCGGAAATCCGGCTCCTCTTTGGGCCAGCGGATGCCGCCGGGGATGAGGTTGCCGTCCGGGTCCTTGCCGCCGAACTTGATAAGCTGCAGCTGGAAACAGTGCGGGCACTTGCCCCAGTACTCGAAGACCACCTGGGCCTCGTTGATGAGAGCCTGCCAGATCGGCCCCGACTCCACCGTCGGCGTCGAGTTCTTAAAGAGCTTGTGGTCGTGGGGGTAGGCCGTTACCCGTTTTTCGGCCAGGTCGATGGTGGCCGCCTCTTTCTTATTGGGAGTCAGGGTGTATTTGTCAATCTCATCGAGGATGAGATACATCACCGACTTGTTGCCCAGGGAGGTGGCCGAACCCGACCAGCCCATATAGATGAGCATGGTGGTCAGCTTGATCCGCAGTGAGGCGATATCGTCGTCAACGCCGGTCATCAGCGACGACAGCCGCGGGCTCGACTGGATCATCGGCTGCAGGTTGTCGCGGTTGTTCTCGCGGGCCGTAGTCCGATCCGGATACACCACCAGGGCGGGGCCGGGGCGCCGATCCGCCGCATAGCCCAGGCAGGTCTCCATCACCGTGGTGCCGCCGATCTGCACGGCCTTGCAATTAATAATGGTCCGCACCGACGGGAAAAAGGCCGCGTCCATGATGCCGGTGAGATACGGCGTCAGGGTGTTGGACCAGCGGCCGCCATCCAGGGGCCCTGAAGTGATATAGCGATGCTTCTCGGCCCACTTCGACGGCTGCACGGCCTGGCGCTTGCGGTAGATCTTGCGCTCCGGCCTGGAGATCCGCAGCCGGATCGTCAGCGGCTCGACCAGGTCGCGGTATTCCGCCGGCAGCCAGGAGGGAGCCGAGTCGATGGTGATGTGGTGGGCGGTTTTCATGTTTTATTGTTCACCACAGAGAGCACAGAGAGCACAGAGGTTTTTTTGTTTTCCATTTTTCACGCTGTATTGCTCCGCTACACATCAAAATCAACAACAGGGGTATCGCTGACCCGGTACAGGACGCCGCAATCCTCGCATTTTTCGGTGAGCCCTCTCGGGTCGCCGAACCAGCCGCGCTGCTCTTCGCCGCACCCAGGGCAGACCACATAGACCATCTCGACGAAAATCTTGTCGACAATCAGGCCGGCGCTGCCCATCTTAGGGCACTCC